CCATTGTCGGACGTGGGGGAAACCGTCGTCGTAATATTCCATCGACAGATGACAAGTGTTGACATGGGAATAATGGTACGAACAACGATAAATGGTCGTTTTGACGTGATTGTCGATAACGTCGGGGAAACGTGGGGGTTCTGGCAAGATATCATGCCACATAGGGGCAAGATTCGACTTGTCGGCTTGGGTTTTGACGTATTGTGACAAGTCAAAGCCGCTTGAAGTGAATGACGCACCGTCGCCTTGACTCCAGAATCCCGAATAACTGATATCGGGTTCCCAGAATCCCATTAGCTCAAGATCTTGTTTGAGCATATCCAGGGTGCATTCGTTCCAGAATGGCATATCGACGTTGATATGACGCAAATTGTCCAAGATCTTGGATTGAACGTCTTTCGGCCATTCGTTGAACTTGCCGATTTTCGTTTCCGTTGTTTCAATTCTCATTTCTCACTCCATGCGCCTATCCGCTTGCGCGGGCGGTCGTTTCAGCGCGGGCCGGGGTTCTGGTTATGGGAGCTGGACTATTTTGACCAAATGTCACGGACGCATGATTCGCCAACAATGGACAAGTGGTCGCCGGTTCCAAGCCGACAAGACGGCCAATAGTCGCCATTTGCTTTCAATCTTACCCCAACGATGCGTACGCGTTTGAATTCGCTACGCATGTCCATATTGGCTTCTATGTTGCGCGCATATCCCTCGTTTGACTTGTGGATCGGTACGCAAAAGAGCGAACGGTTTGACGCGTCACCCCAACCGCTCATGAATGAATCCGTTGCGACAATGAAGTACAACGGTTTGACGTTGGGAAATGTGCGCCTGTCATTCACGATAGCGCCACAATCGAGAACGGATTCTTTCGGGTCCATGTAGATCATTATAGATACTCACTCAAATGCCGCACAATCGCGACAAATGCCCCCGCCCGAATCGAACGGACGATTACCACCGTGGGGGCTTGCCGTTGGTTAAACGGCTTTTGGGGACCGTTGGATTCTTGCCGCTTTGCTTGCCACATAGTCGTTAATCGGTGCCGCATTGCGACAAGTCATAACGGTGTCATGTTCAACGGCAACGGCAACACGGACACCGTTGGGGCAACGATAAGCCGCCGCTGGCAAGTCATGAACGATAGCCGCCTCAAGCGCCGCGCATATGTCCGTCGTAGGCACTATGGGCCCCCCACGGCGTTCTCGGCGGATAGTCTCAATTCTCTGGTGGGCGTTTTCAAAGGTTTGGAACATGGTTCTCACTCCAGTTATGCCGCAAGAGCGACGAATAGCAGAATAGCGGTAATTAGGGCGTATGCGAGTAGTTCGCGGACGGTTGCGCGGATCATCGTCTATCCTCAAGATCTTTCAGCATATCCATAGCCTCAGACCATTGTGTTTCCTCAGTATCAGAAAACTCGTCTTTGTCACTCAGCTTGCGGAATAGTCCGAGGATAAGTTCTGCCGTCTGCAAACGGCTTTTCAGCATGTTGACAATGAATTCCGCTCGTCTTGTTTCGCTTGTATTGTTCATCGGTTTTTCCTCAACTCTCGAAGTACTTGGTCACGATTCTTGGACGGTCCGCCGATCAACTCATGAGCGTGGTGATACGTCCAAGACTCAATGGTTCCACGCTCCCAAGTTTCGGCGAGACGGTAGATACTCTTGAGAGTCGACCAACGAATAGCGGCGCGATTGATAATCGCCTTGCGCAAGTCGCGGAAACCTTGGGTGGCATAGTTCATCGTCTGCACTCCGTGTCGGCGTCAAGCGATGGACGTTCAAACGTTGCCTTGACTGGCAAATTGGATTCGACAAGTTCAATCCCAGGATATGATCCCATAGCAAGAACTTGTACTGCCCGGCGGATTACCGCGTCTTTGCGATTGATTCGGGAAGGAATCGAATTTCCAGATATGTCGCTGGATTCGTTGTGATTGAGTTTCCAGACGATCAACTCCAGAGCCGCACGAAGTTCACTAACAGTAGCAGGAACAACGTTCGTGCAATTGGCGCAACGTTCGTCAAGAATTGATAGTTCGTCGAAAGACTCAGAACAGATTGAACATGTTTCGCGTGTCATTAGGATTCTCACTCCAGAGCCAGCACAATTGCCGACCCATGTATATAACGCCTATCGACGCCAATAGTCTCGATCTTTATGGATTTATTCGCGAACGTCTCAAATCGAGACAGCCGAGCATAGTGCATGTGGATACTCTCGGCCAGCATGGTGAAGAGAATTGCTCCGGACCAACGGCCCAGCACTTGTCTTGGACTGGACTCAAGAGGTGCTCGAAGAATGGCTCTGATTGAACTGGGGAAGACTTGGTTCGGAGATGCGAGAGAGAGACGGACTTGGGAAGAGAGGGGATTTACCGCCGCCGCCGATCCCCAAAATAAGCCCACTTTCGCCCCATGTCCACAACTATCGCCCCGATATCTGCCATCCTCGTATCATTTCAGTAAAGACGTTCCACCCAACGACATGATCACCCCTCTTGGAAGCATAACGGGGAAACATAATGAGTCTTATCGGACCCTCTTGACCATGTGCCGTTACGATCAATGCTCGTGGGGATATGACTGCCAGTCGCGGCCCGATGGTCGGCTCTGGTCACTGTCATGGCTGCTTCGAGGGGTACCCGGGGTCAGGGGGAGGCCGGGGGGAGGGGTCGTCCTCATTATACTTGCCCCCTCCCTCCCATATCTCAATTTTCAATTTCAAAATTCTTGGTTGACGCCCGTGTACGGAATCTGTACACCTATGTTCATGAGTTGATAAAATCTCGAACAGAGAGAAAGCCAACTCTATCTGTATTCGTTTGCGCGAATGTGGCTGAGTGGATACATTCAGCCGGTTGCGAATAGCGACCACATAAGACGCCCTGGCGGTCACTCACTCCTGCCGGGGCTCTTTTGTGTCCACGCGGGCTGTTATTCTTTTGGGCAATGCTCACGACCCGCCACCAATTTCTGACCTCGCTGACGACTGACGAGAAGCTGGAGTTCTGCCGGGCTCATTTCACTGGTCACAGCCTGTTTTTCTTGGTGTATCCCGACATGGTTGGCAAAGAGTTGTTCACGAACGCCGTAATGGGACGTGTGGTGGTGCGTGTGGGCGCTCTGATGGGATTGTATGATATCCGCCACATACCACATGAGGGGCGTGTGTGGGCATATAAGCGTCCATGGTGGGGTCATGGGAATGACGCTGTGGATGGGGCTTTGCGGTGGCTTGTGGAAGAGCATTGGTCGCGGCGGACAGTATTTCATGCTTGCCCCACGCGGCGTGATGAGTGTATATCTATGGCACAGAACAATTTAGACGATGATAAATTCTGGGTGACCATTGGAGATGAGTGATGGCTTTTAATGACACGATTATCGGCACATGCAGCCTTTGCGGCGGACCAGTTGGCGTACCATCTGATTGGATGGCGACTATCCCACCGACCCCGACGTGTGGCGATTGCGGAGCTGTTGAAGCGCCAGCCGGGCCAGTCATCCAGATGAAGCCTGCCCCCAAGGTCAAGACATATACAGATGGGGTGACGAGGATTGGCGGCATCGATGTCCCATACACGTACACGACTGGCGGTGAGCTTGACCTTGGAGGTGAGTGATGGGTTTATTCGACGCATTGATCGAAGTTGTGAAGATTCCTTTGTCCGTGGCTCAGGATGTCGTTGACGCCGTTACTGGCGATGAATGCGACAATACGGTCAAGAACATAGAAAAGATCGTTGAAGAGCTTGAAGAATGAGTGATGACAACGTCGAAACCGGCAAGATGGGCTTGCCCGCCAAGTTCGCCCCTGAGGATTGCGAAATCATTCTGCCCACGTTCGAGGGCGTGGTCGAGCGCAAACAAGTCAACCAGTCGCTTGAGGCGATCAAAGTCCTCAAAGACAAGATCTTGGATATGGTGATCAACGGGGCCGACCTTGAGTCCCCCCGAATGAAGCTGATCACGCAACAGTTGGCGACACTTGGGGCTGTCGCTGGCATATCCATGAACGTCGAGCTGAAGAATTTCGAGTACTTGGCGAAGACTGCTGGCTGGGGCACATCTAAAAAGAGCGCCAAAAACCCCGATGACGACTTACCCCCTGGGATCGAACGGACACCATAAATGGCATTTACGTGGAAAGGTGAAAAATTCGACACCGAAGAGGAATGCCGACTCCACGTTCGCAGCCTGTGTGAACACGATCTCTACTACTTCATCACTGAGATTCTCGACAAACGTGCGCTTTATCCACCACTTCACCGCGACAAGGTCATTCCATTCCTGACTGAGTGGAAAGAAGATGTCTTCATCAAGCATCTGGAGCTGCCCCGAGCCCATCTGAAGTCGACCATCGTGTCCATCGGCTTCCCGCTGTGGATCTGGGGACTTGATCCCAAGCAGCACGACTTCATGTGCGGTACAGAAGCCCGCTTCCTGCTGGGCCATGCAAACCTCAAAGATGCCAAGATGTTCCTGAAAGAGTCGAAAGACATCTTGCAGTCGAACGATTTGTATCGTTGGCTATATCCCGAGGTCGTGTTCGAGAACTTCAAGCGGGATTCCAGCACTTGGACTGCGGACGCTTACACGATCAAGCGTGATCGGCCCGACAAGACCGCCTCGATGAGTGCTTGCGGTATCGGCGCTCTGCCGGTTGGATTTCATTATCACTGGCTGATCATGGATGACTTGGTGGGCCGTGACAACGTGAAGACGGCGGCACGCAGAGACGACACGATGGAATTCTTCCAGGATGTCCAGGACTTGATCCTTGGCGGCTGCAAGATGATCGTGCCGGGCACCAGATGGCACCATGACGACCTTTATTCGCATCTGCTTGACGAGACTGGGCGATTTGCCGACATCTGCGAATCACTCGTGCTTGACTGTGGCTGGCTTGCGGGTGAACCGATCTTCCCAATCTCTGAGAAAGTCCCGGCTTGCGGCTGGAGCATGAAACGGCTTGAAGCCAAGCTCAAGTCAAAGGGCAAATACAGCTTCATGTGCCAGTACATGAATGATCCGCAGCCTGATGCCGAGAATTCGTTTGATCGAGACGATTTCCAACGCTTCCGGTTTGATCTCAGCGATGATCCGAAATGCTCAGTGCCCACCACCAGGAATTACCACTTCGTCACGGCGTGTGACCCGAATCGCGGCGAAAAGGAAGCCAATGACCCAGCAGCAGTAATCACAGCCGCTATCGACGAAGAGGGCGAACTGTGGGTCGTGGATATCTCAAGCGGCAAATATTCACCAAAAGTGCTGGTCGACGTAATTATCCAGCATCAGCAGAAATGGCAGTCAGTCACGACTGTAATCGAAACAACGGGCGTGGGTCTACCGATCTACACCGAAGTCCAGCGAGAGATGATAGTTCGGAAGATATTCTTTGACTTGAAGGAAGCAAAGCGTGGAGGCCCCAACAGCAAGATTGACCGCATCAGGACAATGATTCCGCTCTGTGAGCGCGAAGGAATCCACGTTCTGCTTGGCGGCAAGCTGTATGACGAGCTGATTGAGGAACTCGTCAATCTTGGCGTGTCCAAGAACGACGATATGGCCGACGCCACCGCCGATATCTACATGTACGGCGAACGTCCAAGACCAAAGAAGCAAGAGCGCAAGCGTGAAGCGCCGAACAGTCAATTCATGTTGAAGCATCTTCTGGCTGACGCCAGCAATAGGAGTAATCAGGGCATCGTAACCCTAATTGAATAGATTATGGCTAAAGGCAAAAAACAAGCCCCGACAGTGTTCTATGACACTGTTCAGAGCAATGCTTCCGACCGTGCGGCGATGCAGAAGCACTTCGGCGTAGAGCAGCCCAAATCAAGCATTCCCAAGGGCACTGACCCAAGCGACCCAGCGTACTTCCACAATCTGGTCAAGTACTTCTTCCACGCCCGTGACGAGGAACAGGGACGCGGTGGATGGAAAACTGGCTGGGAATTCTGCGACCAAGAGTACACCAAGGGCCGTCTTCTTGATCACAATTCGTCTGGTATCAAGCAGATTGAGCCTGCCCGTGCTTATGCGCTGGTATCGACCGTTGAAAGCCAAGTGCTTGGCGCTCGCCCACGCTTCTTCGTGAAGGGATTCGCCACGGAAGCTGAGGAGGAGCTTGGTCAAGTGATCGAGCAGGCCGTCAACAACGAGTGGCAGCAAGACTCTCGGATGAAGAAAGAGTCCAGATACACGACTCGTGACTGCTCGCGCATTGGCATCGGCGTCATGTTGTCGTCATTCGAGGCTGATCCGCACCCAGATCCAGAACAGCAGACGAAAGATGCTGCCAAGCGCAAAAAAGATCTCGCCACAGACCCAATCGCAAACGCTGCCAAGGTGATCACATCCACTGAGCAGGCTGAGATTGATGTCGCATCCGAGACTCCGATCTTTGAAACCAACTACGAGCAAGATGATCGCGTGGTCAGAGGGCGGGTCGTATCGCGCAGAATCTCACCGTGGGACTTCTTGTTCGATCCGACAGCGACCAGCGAAGAGGATTTGAAGTGGTGCGGTCGAGTGATCACAGCCGAAATCGAGTCCGTCAAAGAAGATCCGAGCTTAAAGAATACAAAAGATCTCATGCCGAACATGAGGCCAGAGCGAATCAAGCGGGCTGCATGTCGTGAACGGGAGCGTGACGAGAAGTACCAGGATCAGTCACCATACGAGACGGTCTACATGTACGAGATCTTCTGGCGTAAGCCGGATGGAGGATGGCGGCTGGTCACCATAGCAGAGGGATACGACAAGTTTCTGCGTGATATCGACAATCCATACTGGATCGGCAACCCATATCGGGTGCTGCGATGGAACGAAGACGGCGAAGCGTTCGTCCCACAGTCCGATGTGCAAATTGTCACACCTGAGATACAAGCAGAGCGGGCGCTCCTGACCAAGCTGTTCGATGGCTATCAGCGCGAACACGTTGATATGACGCTTGTCGGCAAGAGCATGGGAATGACTGAGGAGTCATTTGTCGGCATGGGCAACAGATCCACTGGGCTGTTTGTCGAAGTCGATGACCCAAAAGACAATCGTCGACTCTCTGACTACTTCCACAAGCTTCCCAAGGACGCCAAATCCCCAGAGGCCATGAACTTGCTGGCGGTGATCGAGCGGCTTTTCCAAGTCTCAAGCGGTCTTTCACCCAATCAGTTCGGTCAGGCGCTCAAATCCGGCACAACGGCCACAGAAGCCGCCGAAGTGGGATCTTCCGCACGCGGGCGAGCATCGCACAAGTTCGAAGCGATGGAAGAATTCTTGGCTGGAGTCGCGCATGACCGCATCGGACTCATGGCGCAGTACTACGATGTCACCGATATGCGTCGAATCGTAGACAAAGAGAACGCCGAGATCTGGGCTAAGTACAACTGGTCAAAGGGTGATGTGTCGAATGGCATGGGAATCGTCGTTGAGCCCGGATCGACCCGCAAGATCACCGAAGAGGGTCGAGCAAACATGATGATCCAGCTACTTGGCATCATCAATCAAGACCCAGTCGAGGGCGCGAAGTTCAACAAGACGGAGATGTACGCCGATCTGCTGAGATTCATGGGAGTCCACAACGGGTCAAAGTACTTCTTCAACCAAGATGGCGAAGAAGTTGGAAACCAAGAGGCTGAATTGCGCGGATTGCAGGGTCAGCTTGGCGGTGGAGGCGGCGGATCAACCCCAGCGCCACCGGCAAACATCCCAGCAGCGCAAGCCGCTGGAGGAATTGGATGATCGATTACATAAAACGTGCTGAAGAAGCTGGATACACAGTCGTCGGCCAGTCGTCCATCAACCCGGAGAACGTCTGGGTATGGGCTGGCCAAGGTCGACAGGTGCTCAAGTCGTTCCGTGAGGAAAAGAAGCGCCGAGAGCGATCCGAAATGCCAGCAGTTCACTTTGAGAACGAGATCGGGTCTGAGCACAAGTATGTTCGATTCGATGGCAAAAAGGCTCTGGAGCCCGATTGCCTTGAGAACTACGCCTGCCCAGAGGGAAAAGAGAGATGGCACGACTATGTCGTCACGAAAGATGGCCGTGAAGGTCCAAGGCCATTCCGGTCAAAGGCCGAGCGCAAAGCATTCGAGAAGGAAACCGGGCTTAGACAGCTCGAAAAAGGCGAAGGGGACAATGACCCGCGCATCAACAAAAGTCTCAAACCAAAACGAAGAGGGAAATAGCCATGGACGACGGATTTAACAGCCCACTGTTGCAAGACATCCAAGACCGCACAGATGCTCAGTATGCCGAGCCTGAAGTTCCAGAAGTGCTTGCTGACACAGAGGTTGAGCCAGAAGTCCAGACCGAGATCGAGGTTGAGTCTGACGCTGAGACTGTCGAGTCGACTCCAGAAACCGACATGGAGGGCTGGCCGGAAGATCTCAAGCAGCAGCACAAAGCAGCGATCAAGGGCATGAACAAAGCCCAAGAGGAAGCCGCCCACCTGCGGAAAAAGGCCGAGTTACTGGACCGACTGAACGAGAACCCGGAAGCACTCAAGGACTACCTAAAGGCGCTGACTGGTGGCGATGTGGACAAAACCTCCACTGCACCACCCGAAAACTCCACCACTGGCGTCTGGGATGGGACGAATCCCCACTCAGATGTCGATCCGTCGCAAGTTTTCGATGAAGATACCTTGACAGGCATAGAAGCTGTCGCTTACAAGATCATTACGGAGAAAGTCATGACCATGCTCCAACCCTATGGGCGGGCGGTCGAACAACTTTATCCGTTATTGCAGCAAAATCAGGACGCCTCATGGGAATCCGTTGCTGCTGAATACCCCGCTGTTGCCGACAAGCGCAGCGAAGTGGAAGCCAAGATGAAACTTGGTCTTTCACGAGACGAAGCCATATTTGCCGTGGGTGGCAAGGCGCTGTTGGAAGCAAAGCCGGTCGCGACTCCGAAAGAAGCCGCACCAAAGCAAGAAGCCCAACCAGCCCCAGTATCACTCGCCAAGTCCAATGGCCGCATCCCAAGAAAATCTCGACGAGCAGAGAAGCAGTCGAGCGCTGTGGCTGGTATCGAGGAGTTCTTAGAAAAGAACGGGTACAAGTCAGTTGGCGAACTTTTAGGGTAGTCAGTCATGGAGAACATTAGATGGCTACATCAAGCAGATCAAATTCGGGTGCATACGACACCCTATGGACCAATACTCTTGAGCGGTGGCTGAACGACAACAGCTTCGAAGACACAGTCTTCCTGCACACACCGACTCTCGCTGTACTCACAAACAACGCAAGCCCAACTGAACTGACCAACACCTTGGCAGTCCGACTGGGTAACGCTCGCGGTGCTGGCGTGGAAGCGTTCAGCTACTACGACACCGTTGGAACCAACCCGACCAAGGGTACGCAGGCTGCGAACTTCCAGGTCGCTAACTACAGCGGCCCGGTCGCTCTCTCGTGGCAGGAGAAGCTCGAACTCAACACGCCTCAGAAGATCGCCAGTCATGCCAATTACGTCATGACCACGCAGTCCGAAGAGATGCGCGAGCGCCTTGGTACTGACATCTATCGTGGCAACACCGCGAACTCGAAGCAGATTCTTGGCTTTGAGCAGATGCTTCCTGACTATGCAGCACTCGACACCGCTGGTGGCGCACTCGCTATCACCGATCCAATCGTCGAACGCTGGCAGATGAAGCAGGCCGCAAACAGCTACGGTGGCATCCAGCGCGTTGCATGGACATCGTCTACTCCCGGCACTTACTGGGAAGGCAACTCGGTTGACTTCTTGGGCAACACTTTCGCATTCAGTTCTGGTGTCATGAATGACGCCATGCAACGTCTCGAAAACGTCGTTGCAATGTCGAGCTACGGTGGCGAACGTCCCGACGCAATGTTCTCGTCTTACTCGCCTTGGCAGGACTACATGAATGCCGCTTCCGAGAAGCAGCAGATCACTCGTGGCTCTGGCATGATCGACGCGAACGTGTCTTTCCAGAACGTCATGTACAAGGGCCTCACCTGGTTCTGGGATGACTTCTGCAAGACCTACAACGTGTTCGGTACCGGCATCGCTGGCAGCGACAACATCTACCTGATCAACTCCAAGAAGACGAGGCTCGAAACGGACTCCCGTGCGAACTTCACCTTGACCGACGAGCGGGTTCCTGTGAACCAGCACGCTGGCGTCAAGCACCTCTTGTGGCGTGGTCAGTTGGTCAACGAAAACCCGCGTTCTTCGGCACGCATCTACGACTATCGCGTTAACGCATAGTAGAAAGGAAAAGCAATGAGATACAAGCAACTCGGTGGAATCACCACTGTAAGCGATACGGCTCTTCCTGCACCGGATGGACCGATCACGCGAACATTCGAAGCTGATGGGGCAATCCCTGTCGGCACGGCTGTCACAGTGGACTTCGCGTCTGATGCGACTGGCAAGCTGGTCATTCAAGCTGACGCAGCTCTTGATCATCGTCAGGTCGTCGGCATCTATGCTGGTGTCGGCGGAACTGGCGCTGCTGCGACTGTTTCTGGTACGAGTGGCAAAGCCGCTGTTGACGGTGACATCATCGAAGTCGTCACATACGGCGTGGCTTACGCGCTTCAGGATGGCACGACCGACACCGTTCCAGGTGAAGCACTCGCTATCGAGGCAACCACTGGCTATCTGATCGGTGGTATCACCGCAGTGACCAATGGTACCGCGAATGCGATGCTGTTCACTTGCATGGAAGCTGTGACTACGGACGGGGCCGCTGGCCGCGTCTACGTCAAGTGCATGTAGAAAACTCGAAGTGGTCCACGGGGCAATCTCGCTCCGTGGACGTGCTTCATTCGGAGAAAAGAAGAATGGAAACCGAAGACGCTACGATCAAACGAATGGTGCTGCCTTGGGATAACAACATCTCTGGTGGCGTACCGTTTCACCTCTATCGGTGGTGGGCGAACACTGGGACTGGAACCATGTGTATGCTGGACCGCGACATCTCTCGCGAGCAGAACCCAGACACCATGCAGATGGAAACAGTCGTCAACAAGGAAAAGGGTGAGTATCTGAATCGTCTTCAGGGCGAACAGGTCATCCTTGACATGGCCGACATGACTGCGATCTATCAGATCTCAGCCACACACGACATCGGTCTCATGCAAGCTCTCGTTAAGCACATGGGAACCGATAACTTCTCGCCACAGTTCATGGAAAAGTGCGAAGAGGCACCGCTGTACAAAGCCAACGAGAAGTACGCCGTTGGCAAGCCGAAAGGTGAGCCAGTGGTCTTGAAGAAGCCTGCTGCCAAGAAGAAAGCTGGCCGACCAAAGGGTGCAAAGAACAAGCCCCGAGAAGGCAGTGTTGCCGAGGCTCTGTTGAAAAAGCAGGAATCACTCGGCGACCCGGAGGAGTAGAACATGGCGGTTACAAGCGTAACAGTTGGCGATATCGTTGAGAGCGTTTCGTTCCAGTTGATTAACACGATCACTCCCGACTCTTCGCTTGCATCCGAGATCAGGAAGAATATCGGCTACGTCATGCAAGTCATGGCGCAAAAGTCGGATATGCCAGCGTTCCGCGTCGAGGCCACATTGAGCCTCGTCGACGGAACTGCTGACTATGATCTTCCTGCTGATTGCGAGAAGGTCGTCACAGACAGCCTCTACTACGACACATCGCCACGATATCAGCTCAAAGAGTATCGCGAGCGTGATCGGATTGACTGGGGACTGCAAGAGTCACTTTCCAGCAAGCAAAGGCCGTTCGCTTACACGATCAGCAATCGAGACTCTTCTGACGGCCTGTGGCAAATTCGATTCATCGCCACCCCAGATGCCTCGTACACCGTTCGCTACACATACTTCGCATCGCCGACACCAGTGCTTGGCGGAACGTCTGACGCAACAGAGATAGACTATCGCTTCCCACGATTGTTCCATCAGGGAATCGTGAGCGGCGTGATTGCTTCGATGGGGACGAACTTCATCGACGGCAATCAGCTTCAGGCGCACGAGGCCAAGTTTAACCAAGCGATGGCTGACATGCGGCGTTCACAGAAGCCTTCTGCTGGTGGCACGAACAAGAGCCAGCGCTGGGGAGATGGTGGTGGCGACGACTACGACACTTTGAACAGAACTGTTTACACGGGCGGTCCTCTTCGGTAATGGAACATGGCACGACGAAAAAGACTATCACGAGTAGACAGATTCGCCGGGCTTTCCGACCGTGCTGTACCAGCACATCTGTCGCGAATTGAATGCCCCGATCTGCTGAACATCGACTTCAGCGACCGGACACTCAAGCGCCGTAGCGGTTACTCTCGCCTGACGACTACCCCATTCTTTGACTCGTCGCTGCGATTGAACGGATACGACTCGTTCGCCAGAATCCCATACGCGACAAACTACGATCCGAACTCGCGACTGGGGCTGGCGATCCACGCTCGTCTCTCTTCTTTTCCTTCTTCCGAGACAACTGTCATCTCTCGTGGATTCGGAACCGGCTCCAGTCGCTTTTTTCAACTGAGCTATGATCCGACCATCAACACGAATCTTGGTGGTTGGCGTTGCCGTGTTTACGATGCTGGCACTGCTGCCGCTCTACAGAACGTCACGCTGAACGACGGTGATGCCGCTCAGTCACAGCTTGGTGAAGTTCGACACCTTCGGTTTACATGGTCAGGCACCAGCGACACATACGACTTCACGGTCTATGACTCCGCTGGCGCTCAAATCGCCACAACCACTCTTGCGATTGAAACGTGGGCGACGAACACGCAAGACTTTATCATCGGCTGCGATCCATCTGATGGAACGACAATCCCATCAGAGGGCGATTCCTCGTACTTCGCTGGCTCTGCGGCTGAGATGATATTGTTCACTGGCAATACCGCTGATATCCCTCCGGCAATTTCTGGTCGCGAACTCATCAACGATGCGAACTTGGATGAACTGGACTTCTATGGGATCGATGGCTACTGGAAAATGAACGACGGCACGGGCACAGCCCTCGCTGAGTCGGTCGCCTCCAACGACGGATACATCGGCTCTGCGGGCGCGGAGTGGACCACTGACCAGACAAAGATCAGCGGCCCATCTGGTATCCAATTCAACGGCGCTCGTGGCCACATTCAGGTGGACGCAACCAATGTCAGAACAGACGCCTTCACGGACACCAATTCAACTTACCGACTCTGGACGCTCGCGTTCTTATTCACCCCGCGTTTGGCTACGGGTGAAACAACTGTTCGGGACCAAACCATATTCTGGGCTGGATCAGACGCCACCGGAACATCAAATCCCCAGCCCCTTGGAATTCGAGTCGTCTCAGACCAACTCCAATTCGACTACGTCGACGGAACGGGACTGAACACGTTCACTATCACCCAAGCCCTGTCATCGCTCGTGAATGTCAGATGCCGGGTGATGTGTGGGGTGACTCAGACTGCTGCGACTGAGGATTTTGTGGCGTCAATCTCTGGGGAGAATGGCACCGTTGCTGGCCTCGGCCCTGGCAACACCGTATCGGGCAACCCAACTGGAACCGTCTCAACGAACTGGTCTGTTGGTCGCAAAGTCAACAGCTATGCGAACCCAGTATCCTTCCCAACGATTGCCGGATCAGGCGGTCAGTCTGGGTACTGCTGGGTGGACGACTTCGCGTTCTTCAAGTGCTACTTGGCCAGCGTGTCTCCAGCGAGTGGATTGATCTCTGTGCCGGGATTCCCAGTCGTGGAGATGAACAAGATCGAGTCCATTCCGACCGTTGCGTCAGTCAGCAATATATGGTCGATGGCGCTTGATGACGGCACTGGCAGCACGATTGCAACGACAGGATCTCTTACGTCCACAGCCGTATTGCTGCCCGAAAACAACACACCATTCAACTGGGACTCTGGGCTCGTTGAGCCTGACCAAGCCCCAGAAATCACACTGCTCGCTGACTATCGCCGCGTGCTTGGCACTGGCGGATTCAAGCGATCAATCTTAGCCATTAGTGGGACCACATTGCATGAAGTTGACCCGTCCGATGGGTCATACAAAACCATCTCTGGCTCTCTACCGAAAGGGGGTAAGTGGTCTCACACCCAATACGCTGACCGCGTGTACATGGCGTGCAATAACGGTCAGCCCCCGATTGTGTACAACGGTTCGACCGTCACGGCTGTTGGGATCGCTGCGCCGGGGCTCGCGCCTGTTGCCGCTGGATCAACAACTGGTGGCGGTGGGCTGACACTGCTTGCGACATATCAGATCTATGTCACATACAGGAACAGTTCTACTGGCGTCGAAAGCAATCCAGGCCCAGTCCAAGCCTTTACGCTTGCTGGCACAGAGAACACGATTGACTCGATTCAGTTGAGCGTTAGCCCTGACCCGCAAGTGAATCAGAGACGGATTTGGATTACCGCCGCAAACGCTGCCGCTGGGTCGGCTGCTTTCCTGTCAGCAACAGTTGACGACAATACGACGGCAGCTTACGGAGTCGACATCACAGCGCTCGGCGTGACACCAACGCTCGACTACATCAACAACGAGCAAGCCCCACAGGGATCAGTTGTCGAGGCGTGGAACGACCGACTGTTCGTTGGCGGCAACACTGACTTCCCGACTCGCGTGTACTACTCGGCGACTCCTGGCTCGCTTGAGGGATTCAACACGACGACGAAGTTCGAAGATGCCGACTTAGACGCTGGTGATCCGGTCATCGGGATTAAAGTGCTGCGCGACAACCTTGTGGCGTATCTGCGTGATGGACGAATTGCGTTTACGGCCACTGGTGATGACACTGCGCCATACTTCACCACTCGTCTCAACCAAGACGTTGGCGCTGTGTCCGAACACTCGATCTTGATCTACGAGAACCGGCATATCTTCTTGGGCGAACGAGACGTTTGGATCTGGGCTGGAGACGATGCAACAAACTTGTCATCGCCAACCCAAGCGGACAGGCCATCTGTCAAGCGGTTCATTCGCGAAACGATCAATGACGCCAAGAAGTCGAACGCGTCTGTCGCCATCGACCGAAGCCGCGACACGGTCTGGTTTGCTGTTGCGACTGGCTCAAGCACCCGTAACGATGCAGTGCTGACGCTGGATATCTCACAAGGCGTCTGGAGCCGTTACGACTTGCAGCTCGACGTTGTTGCTGAGATCGAAGACCTGAACGACGAGCCGACGATTTACGGTGCGGCTGAGGGCCACATTCTCACGCTCAACACTGGCAACGGTGATGGCGCGGCTGTTGACATCGTCCCGACATCTGGCACGACATCCAGCATGACGAAGACAAGTGCCGGATGGACCATCAACGCATACAAGGGGCTGTGTTGGCACTTCTATGATATCAGCGCTGGAACGGTCGAGTCCGTCACTATTTCGCGAAACACGGCTGATACGCTTTACTTCAGAACTGCCGTTGCCGAGGCACCAACGTCGTCCGACAGATCAGTGATCGGCGGCATCAAGTGGTACGCTGACTTTGACGCGGACTTCGGGTCAACGCTCGATCTCAAGGTGCTGGACTTCATCAAGACATCGTTGTTTATCGACGACGCCCCAGCGAATGACGACTACTTTCGCGTCATCGTTGAGCCGAACATTATGACGCAAGCGTGGACTGTCGGCACAGCATCCACAACCGATACAAGCATTGGCAGTTTGACGGGCACAATCGCAGACTTTCGCTTCGGCGGCACTGGCCGCACGTTCCGCGTCAAGTTCACAAGCTCGCCAATCGAGTCGTTGGCCGCTGGGCTGATCATGCCAAGCGTTGAGCCATCTATATCAATCATTGAATTTCAGACTGAGGCTGCGGAGGTGTCTGCACGATGATAAAGATACCACCATATCCGTTCAATCAAGCTGAAGCCGTTCGGACTCGGTATCACGAGCAGATGCGAAGATTCCTGCTGGACTACTATGCGCTCAAGAGCGAGGTGGTGAGTTCCCGAACCAGCACGGAGGTGTCTGGTGATGTCACGCTTACGGACGATGATGACATTGTTCTGTGCGACACGTTGGCTGGCGCGATCACCGTAACTCTGCCGGATGCAACGACAGTGGATAAGAAGTCGTACGTCATAAAGTTGACCGCAGACTCCGCCAACGCTGTGACAGTGGAATCGAATGGCGGAACGATAGACAAGACAACGACTGCGACATTGCAGTACTTGGAGTCAGTTGAACTGTACTCCGATGGAACGAATTGGTGGATTATTGCATGACCCATGTGAACAGGTTCTTTTACGGACTCGGCCCACAGCTTGACGCTTTCGGGCGCGTGCGTGTGTCTAATCCAGAGACGCTGTTTGACTCGAAACAGATCCACGACAACCAGCCACTCTTCTGGGATGACTCAGAGGAGAGCGGTAGCGGCACTACATCAACTTACAGTGCAGATGCGGCCAGAACTCGAATCGCAGTCGCCAACGTCACGGCAGGCAAGCGCACTCGGCAGACGTTCATGCGCTTTAATTACCAGCCGGGCAAGTCTCAGCTCGTCTTGTTGACTGCTCGCATGAGCGATTCCAGTGCGGGCGTCAAGGGATCAGTGGGATTGTTCGACGACGACAACGGCATGTTCTTCACCAACGATGAGGGCACGCTGAAAGTCGTCTGTCGCAGCAATGTGACGGGCACACCCGTTGACGCCGAGGTCGATTCGCCGGATTGGAATGGCGATCCAATGGACGGCACGGGCGGCAGCGGCGTTACGCTTGATGTCACCAAGACGCAGATCATGTTCATTGACATCGAATGGCTCGGTGTCGGCAGTGTTCGGATGGGCTTCGTGGTTGATGGGCAGTTCATCGTGGCTCACACGTTCCAGAACGCCAACAACAAAGACGTTGTCTACATGTCAACGCCGAATTTGCCACTCCGCTACCAGATCGAGAACGACGGAACCGGAGCCGCCACTGACTTGGATCACATCTGTTCCACGGTCATCAGCGAGGGCGGCGCACACACCAATGGGGTGCTGCATTATGAGTCAACAGCGGGCACCCATGTCAACGCAAACTCAGATGGAACGATTTACGCCATCTTTGGCATCAAGCTGAAAGCTGCGAACATTGGCGCTTGGGTGGATCTTGTGTCCGTGTCACTGGCTGAGACTGCGGGCAGCAACAACGTGGAGTGGATGCTGTATCTGAATCCAACGGTCGCCGATACGTTCACATACGAGAATCTGACGAACTCTGCTGTGATGGTTGCTCGTGGTGCGACAGCAAACACCGTCACCAACGGACTGTGCATCGACGGTGGGCATTTTTCCAGCGGCAACCGTGGCGGGGCCAGTGGCAGCGCCCTTGAGAACGCTATTCACCTTGGGGCAGCTATTGATGGTACAGTTGACGAAATCGTTTTGTGTGCCCGCCCAATCGGGTCGAGCAACTGTGACATCGAAGGTGGCATCACTTGGAGAGAGAGCCCATGAGCGTCCGCGTAGCACAACCCGCTGACCTGATGACGGTGTTCCAGTTCCGCAAAAGCCTCTGTGAAGAGGAGCGTGGCTCTGCGATGATGGAGCACGAAATCGTCGAACTGATGCACGAGGTGTCTGGGTCGCTGATGGGTGGTGGCCCAACGATATTGCTGGCCGAATATGACGATGATCCGGTTGGGTCTGTTTGGTGTTACGGCAAGGCCATGATTGGTCCGAATGACGGGCGCACGATGCGCGTTGACATGCTGTACATCATCCCGTCAGCCAGAAAGCACGGCCATCTAAAAGATCTGTGGGACAAAGTTCACCAGATCGCAGACGAATATGGAATTGATCGGATGCAGGGCTTTGTGAAAGCCGACAACAAGTTCGTTCAACGCATGTGGAAAAAGCGCGGCGCGTATGTCGCCGGATACATTTTGGAGAAACGTCATGGGATCGAGTCAAAGCACAGCACAGAAGGACTCCAGTCGGTCGCTACAGAAAGCAGCGTCGATTCAAGATCTGATTGCACAGCAGACGCTTGAAGACCCGCTTTTTCAGCAGCGTCAGGCCCTCAGTCAGCAGTTGATCAGCGACCCGTTCACGTTTGGAGCTGGCGACCGTCAGGCGCTATTCCAGAACCAAGCCGCGCTTGCCAATCAAGCCGCGAACGACTTCGTGGACAATAGCCTCGCATCTGCAACTGGCCCATCGGGCGCTGGGGCACGTTCGGGCTCAGTGGTCGATGACCGCATCATGGCTGCTTCAGGTCTTGGACAAGCACTGGCAAATGCACGCCAACAGGTAGATTTGGCGGGTGCGCAACAAGATCGAGCCGACCTTATCTCGTCGCTTGGTCTGATTGACCAGCAGTTGTCGGCAAGCAACGCACCGGAACAGCAGCGCGTCCAGACCAATCTTGGCCTTGGACAGACGTTCGCGGGCTTCGGGCCTGAACAACAGGGCATCGGCGGGCTATTCGCTGGTGCGGCTGGCAATGCGCTCGGAAGCGCGGTTGGAGGCAAGTAATGAGTGGTGACTTTTCAGGAACCAATTCCTCTTTCAATCAGGGTCTTCAGAGCGGGATGCAAAACGCTCAGTTGCGGAAAGACCGCGAACAGCGTCAGCAGCTCCAGGACCTACAGGTCGAACAGTTTGAGTCAGACAAGGCTGAGAAAGAGGCTGAGAAGACGGCCCTATTGCTTGCCCAGCAGAAGAAGAACGCCCCAGAGGGACTGCTTGACGCGCTGCCACAAGCTCCCGTTGACGAGCCAACACAGATCGCTTTGGCGAAGCTGGAGCGTGAGGACGAAGATCGGGCACTGAAGCGTGATCAGATTGGTGCGTCTATCGGTCTCACGAAAGCGCAAACTGGCAAGGTCGGGGCTGAAGAGAAGAAGATCGAATCCGACATTGACCTCGACACGGAACGGCTGAATATTGCGCTGAATGCTGACGAAAGAGCTGACGCAGCACTGAGCCTGCAACAGAGCGCATCTCGGTTTGATCAAGACTTCAGGGTCAAGACGCTCAAGCAGAACATGGATATCGTCAAGCAGCAGATCAAAGCACGGAACGCGCTGCAAACGAACGAGTTCCAGTTCAACGCAAGCGAGGCTTATCTTCAAAGGCGTGCGACCATTGAGCGCGACACGGCAGCTCACTTGCGCGGCTTGGCTGCTTCGAGCTTTGGCGCTGATCTTCAGGCCAGAAACGCATTCGAGAGTCAAACGACTCAGTTGATCGGCTCGTACCTGATCGACAACGAGAGATTGAGGGCCACGATTGCCACGAATCTCATGGAGCGTGACCCGAACATGACGGAAGTTCAGGCCGCTGAACAGGCGGCAGTTCTCGCCCCTTTCCACGCAAACATCGGTGAACGCCTGATGACCGCAGTCGGGAACAAGAACGATGCAGGAATCAAAACTGGAATCGAGCGAGTCAACGAACTCGGCGGGCAAGTCATGGATGCTGTCATGGCTGGAGACTTTGAGCGAGTGAAAATTCTTGAGGCTGAGATCAACAAGGCGATAAGCAGTGGCGGTCGAAGGTCTTTTGGGAAAAAGAAGACGGGCGGCAAGACAGAGGGCCCTGATAGGCTCGATGAATTCAAGGCACTGCGGAAGGACTCAACAATTCTCGCCATCGAGTCTGCGCTTAACGAGGCTGGAATATCTCCAGACAAGAAGGTCCAGCAACTGCTACTGAATGAGGTTGGCAAGTTCACCAATAATGAAGGTGGCATCGAAAAAGCCATTCGAGCGTACAACAAAAAGACTGGTCTGCCCGGATACATCGGGCGGGTTGGGACCGACAAAGGGTCCAAATTGCTCCATGTCGCTGATCCAAAGATCAACTTCAAATACCGCTTCAACAAAAACGATGGAAGCCTGATCGAGAAGTCTCTTAGGACACAAAGGTCGGGCAACA